TTTTATCTGGATGTAGATCTGCCAGAGCCGCAGCCTGATTACTCCGACATACAGGAAAAATACGATGAAATCGAAGGTGAGACAGCGGTTGTCGAAGATGATGACAGGCACACGTTACTGGAGATGCATGTCGATGTAATCATGCCTGAGCCTTTTGATGACCCTGATGAGATAGCAAGACCATACATAATCACCATAGACAAATCATCAGAAACCATATTGTCCATAAGGAGAAACTGGTATGAGGGTGACTCAAAAAAGAAAAAGCGTCAGCACTTCGTACATTACAGGTATCTTCCGGGTCTTGGCTTCTATGGCACGGGGCTTATACATCTTATTGGCGGTTTGGCTAAAAGCGCTACCAGCATTCTTCGTCAGCTTATTGATGCAGGCACGTTATCTAATCTCCCTGCTGGTCTCAAAGCTCGCGGTCTTCGTATTAAAGGTGATGATTCGCCTCTCATGCCGGGTGAGTTCAGGGATGTGGATGTGCCGGGTGGTGCAATTAGGGATTCGATTGCATTCCTTCCTTACAAGGAACCCTCCTCAGTGTTATACCAGTTGCTTGGAAACATCGTTGAAGAGGGGAGAAGGATTGGCTCCGTTGCGGATGTACAAGTTGGAAACCTCAACCCGCAAGCCCCGGTAGGAACAACGCTCGCCTTAATGGAGCGAAGCATGAAAGTTATGTCTGGTGTGCAGGCAAGACTACATGCGTCTTTGAAAAACGAATTAAGACTTCTTGCAAAGATCATCAAGGATTATATGCCGCCTCAGTATTCGTATGATCTTGATGGTGATTTTAACAGACAGGATGATTTTGATGGCAGGATTGATGTCATACCTGTGTCTGACCCGAACGCTGCGACTATGGCACAAAGAGTTGTGCAGTATCAGGCAGCATTACAGCTTGCACAGCAGGCACCACAACTATACGACATGGGCAAATTACACAGGCAAATGCTTGAAGTTCTGGGGATCAAGGATGCACAAGAGCTTATTAAACTGCCAGATGATGTGAAATCATCAGATCCTGTGACGGAAAACATGGCAATTCTTAAACAAGAGCCTGTAAAAGCGTTCAAGTATCAGGATCACGAGGCGCATATCTCAGTGCATTTAGCTGCGGCACAAGATCCAAAGCTAAAAGAGATCGTTGGCCAGTCACCTTTTGCTGGTGCGATACAGGCAGCTATAGCCGCCCACGTCACAGAACATGTGGCGTTCCAGTATAGAAAAGAGATAGAAAAGAATCTTGGCGTTGGTATGCCGGATGAAGATGCACAGTTGCCGGAAGATGTAGAATTAGAGCTGAGTAGGCTGGCTTCACAGGCGGCTGAAAAACTGCTTCGCAAAGATATCGCTGAGATGCAGCAAAAAGAAAACATGAAGAAGCAGCAAGATCCTCTCACAGTGATACAGCAAAAAGAGATTGCCTTGAAAGAGGCTGAGTTTGTTCACAGAAAAGAAATGGATATTGCCAAACTTCAGGCAGATATGCAGTCAAAATCTCAAAACATTGAGCTACAAAAAGATCGTCTTGAGTCCGAGGATCAAAGGGCTGGTGCTAAACTAGGTGTTCAGTTAGCAACAGAGCTGGACAGAGCAAGGCAGGATGAAATCGCCGAAGGGACAAATATAGGTTTGGAAATAGCAAGGGAGCTGGCAAACAGTAACAATGAAAATGGAAAACAATGATACGATATATTCACCCATCAAAGCAAAAGTCAGGGAGTATATGAATGCTCTCGCTGACCATATGGCCTGCGGTGGGTGCAAATCCTTCGAGGAGTATAGAGAAGCGGTCGGTAAAGTTGATGCCCTCGCTCAGGTTGAAAGAGACATTCTTGACCTTGAAGAAAGATTCATTAACGACTAGGGGTTCCGAAATTAAAAAGTGTGTAGTATATTGTGAAGAATATCTACAGGGATGTCCCTGCAAGGCGCTGTGAGCCTATAAACCGCTGCAAAAGGAAAACAGATGTATTCTGCAATTAAAGAAGTCAACAAAGATGTTGCACTAAAAATCCCAGAACCCTCTGGGTACAAACTCTTAATAAAACCACTTGAAGTCAAAGAGAAAACCGACTCTGGCATTTATATGCCGGATGCGCTGAAAAATGCAGAGCAAACTGCATCAGTGCTTGGTTTTGTCGTAAAGGCTGGACCTGATGCATATAAGGATGCTGACAAGTTTCCTAATGGTCCATACTGCAAGGAAGGCGACTTTGTTATCTTTCGTTCTTACTCAGGAACAAGATTTAAGATAGACAAGCAAGAATTTCGTCTTATAAATGATGATACGGTCGAGGCTGTTGTCGATGACCCAAGGGGGTATTCAAGAGCATGAACGAAGCACAAGAAAAAGTTACCGATAACTTACAGGAAGAAATTAACTTTGAAGAGGCTGGAGATTCAGCGTTCGAGGTCGAGGTTGTAGAAGATACTGCCCCGGAAGACAAGCCAAGAACCGAAGCCACTGATGAGTCTAATATTCCCGATGATCAGGAAGTGGCAAGCTATAGCAAGGATGTTCAGAAAAGGATTAACAAGCTAAAGTTTGAGTATCATGAGGAAAAGAGGCGAAAGGAAGAAGCCTCTAAACTTCAGGAAGAGGCCATCACATACGCTAAAAAATTATCTGAAGAAAATGAAAAGTTAAAAAAAGCGTTAGAAGATGGCGAAGGGGTATTGTTAGATCAGGCCCGTGGTCGTGTTGATGCAGAGCTTGACAAAGCTAAAAACGCATACAAGGCAGCTTATGAAACTGGAGATCCGGATGCCTTGATAGCGGCACAGGAGAGCCTGACAAAATTACAAAATGAAAAATATAGAGTTGATACATATAAGCCGCAGAAAAGACAGGCCACAACACCTGCGGCACCACCATCTCAGGAGCAAACTCCACAAATAAAGAAGCCGGATCAAAAGGCTTTGAACTGGAATGCTAAGAATGAGTGGTTTGGTAATGATTCTGAAATGACTGGCTACGCCTTTGGCGTTCACGAAAAGCTAGTAAAAGAAGGCGTTCACACATCCAGTGATGAGTATTATCAAAAGATCGATGAAGCCATGAGAAAAACTTTTCCAGACAAGTTTGATGTGCAAGAAGTAGAGGAAGAAGCACCTGTGCGTCAAACTGGTTCCGTGGTTGCCCCCCAAAGCCGGAGTGCAAAAAAACCACGCAAGGTGCAACTAACCTCATCAGCGGTCGCGCTCTGCAAGAGAATGGGAATCACCCCTGAGCAATACGCTGCACAAGTCTTGAAGGAGTCTTCAGATGTCAGATAGAAGCCCACGCAACAATAAGTCTCGTGAAAAATTCGAGCGTCCTAAAACTTGGCAACGTGCTAGTACGTTACCTGTCCCCGAACCCAGAGAAGGCGTAAAATATCGCTGGATTCGCACATCAACATTGGGTCAGAGTGATAATACAAATGTATCGTCCAAGTTCCGTGAAGGCTGGGAACCTGTAAAAGCTGATGATCATCCTGAATTGCAAGTGCTACCTGATATCGATTCTAGATTTCAGGGCAATGTTGAGGTTGGAGGATTGCTACTTTGCGAAAATTCAAC